GTTCGCAGCATAAGGATCAATATAGACGCGGAACTTGCCAAGTAGAATACCAGCAAAGGTGTTACCAGTGTCATCTACGTTGAGGTTTGCATTTAGAGCAGGAGTGTAATCAAGTACACCAGCCATACTTAGTGCGGAAGCAACGTCAGCAGAACACATAATAACATTACCCTTTCCTCTACGAGTTTGTTGGGCGATAGCGTTAGCATCACGCTCAATCTGGAAGAGTAGACCCTTGAACTTCTCAACGCTCCAACGACCGTTTGAGTCAACGTCAAGGTCAAATACGCCAGCAGTTGCTACGTTTGCTTGAGCGCCAGGCTTAGCAACCTTGTAGATGGTACGAATTACTTCTCTATTGATTTCCGCAAGGATTTCAGTAGAAAGAATATTCGCAAGTTCTGCCTCGGCGTTTAGACCGTGAATTGCCTTGAGGTCTTGAGCAAGTTCAAGACTGTACTCAGCTTTCAGGGCGCGTGACTTTGCTTCAACTAGAACTTTCTCAATAGAGAAATTCATTTCGTTGAACTGAGGACCACCAGCCTGACCTAGTGCTTCAGAATCGGCAGTTTGCATACCCTGACCAGTTGTATAAGACAACTGACCATTGGGATTAAGAAGACCTGGATTATCGCCACTTTGGTTAGTAGTAGTACCGAAACCTACAGAAGCACCATCATCTGCTGCACCGGTATAATTACCTTGAGTTGCAGTGCCAGTGCTGTTTTGAGCAGAGAAAGCGGTATTTACTTCGTTGTAGAAGGTCTCATTATCTCCAGTGCGCTGATCGCCGTAACGTGAACGCATAGCAAAGATAAGACCAGTAGGTCCGGTCATTGGTTGAACGCCAGCGAGGTCATAAGCGACCAAGTTAGGCATTGAGCGTCTAATTAGTGAAATTAGAACTGGATCAAAACCTGCAACAGGTCCACCCGAAGAGGCGTCTCCACCAAATCCACCGGTTCCAGCGGACATAGTTGGAGATTCAGTAAGGAACTCTCCGTGAGAGAAAGAACTTTGCTCTCTTAAAAATTTTTCTTGGTTCTCTAGCAAGACAGCAGTTACAGCCTTTCTGTGTGAATCTTTGATTGGATCAAGACCCTCATAGTTCAGAAGTGGTGCCCACTTTTCTTGCAATCTTTCTGATTGAAACATTGCCTTTTACCTCTGTAAAAAATTGAAATTGTTTTGTTTGATTAAATAGTAAATTCAGCGTTTTACAACTGCTGAAAGAGTCCTCAAGTAAGTATTCATTGAATCTGAGTGATACTCAGTTGCAACGTTTACTCCTTCAGATAATGTTTCAGTTGTTGCAGATGAAGAAACTACTCTTGAAGGAAAATATGATTCCTTCAAAGTCTCTAGTCTTCCACGATATTCTGTCTCACTCTCAAACTCTACACTTTCGGAAAGTGAAGCGAGCTTTTCCTTCTGAGTGGTCGCAAGACCTTCAGAAATTTCATCAAAGATTCTATCAGCAACCGACTCTGAGAGACGCTTGTTGAGTTGAATATTTCTTTCAATTTGCTCGTTGAGTTTAGTCTCCATATCATCAAGTTTTCCTACCATATTCTCAAGTACATCATATTTTTCTTCAGGGATTTCTACATAATGTTCTTCAAAAAGTTGCTTGAGACCACCAAGGAATGACTCAGTGAGTTCTTCCTTGAGACCGGTCTCAATAGCAAGAGTGTTTTCATCTACCCACTCTTCAGCAACATACTCTAGATAAGCGTCTAGACGCTCTTCTAGTTCTTCTTTGATTACTAGAACTTCTTCTATGAGTTTCTCTTCATATTGAACTTCAAGTGACTCACGTATTTCATTAACTTTTGAACGAAGAGCAGATTCAAAAATCATCCTTGCTTTTTCTTGGAATTCTTCTGAGAGATCTTCTCCATGAAGTAGAGCATTGACATCTTCTTCAATATCAAACTCCTCCTTCATTTCATCTTCATCATCATCCTCTTCGTCCTCATCATCTTTCTTGGACTTTTTCTTACCTTTATCTTCTTTTTCATCTTCATCTTCATCTTCCTCGGAGATTAGATCTTCATCTTCAGAATCTTCTTCTGAAATAAGATCTTCATCTCCCAATTCTTCTTCTTCCTTTACGGCATCAGATTTCTTAAGACCCTTCATAGGATCGGCAGACTTTGCGCCTTTATTTACTACATCCTTAACTTGCTTAAGGCCGGAACCAGCATCCTTAAGTTTTGCTGGACCATTCTCATCCGATGTATAATTATCTGGAGTAGGTCCACCTAAATCTTCCCAACTACCAGTTTGACCAGCAACTGCACCAGACGCAAGTTTAGGCATTGCATCCCCTGCTTTTGCGTTAGCATTTACGGCAGTTGTGGATTTCTTTGTGCCTGATTCCATTTCCTGTAAGTTTTTACCACGAGACATTTGAACTCTCCGTTTTAACCTTTGTTAATAACTATATTTATTTATAATTTAAGAAATTACAATGAATTTAAGAAGTCATTGAATAAATTTAATTTGTTCTCTTCTAGTTGTTTAGAATCCACTAAAGTATTAATTCTTTTATGTATTCTTGAAACTTTTTGCTCAAGAACACCATTATTCCAAATCCACTCAACACCTTCCATAATTCCTGAGACGAAAGCATCAGGTGCAGAAGGGTCTGCAACAATGTCAGCAGCGGTGGCAAGCATAAAATCCTCACCAACTTCTTTGTAACCTTTATTGTTCTCTCTTAGTGATCCAATACCACGAGAGGAAACTCCAAGACAAACGCCATCACCAAGAAGTGATTCGGCAATTTTACCCATAGGAGTTGATAAAATTTGTGCTTTCCCAATCCAAGTGTTGCCTTTTTGCTCAAGACAAACAATTTTATGAGAAACCCGATCTAAATTTACAGTAGGTCCTTCTGGATGTCCCAATTCCCCAAGAGCACGACCTTTTTGAATATAGTTTTCATTATAACGCTTTACTTCCCTTTCCATAATAGAAAAAGGATACATTCTACCATTTCTATTTACACATTCTGATTGTAAGAAAGGTCCTGTTATATAAAGTCTTTTGTTACTACCAGTTCCTTCGGTAATAACTTCAACTTTTTCTATTTCTTCGGTGATTAGTTTCATTGCCTTAATTAGTAAATCCTACTTGGTTTGCTTGAATAGCAACAGATGTAAAAATTACATCTGTTGGGAGTTTTTCTATAAATTCAACAGAATTTGTGGGCATAGCAAATGACAAGGTAGTTGCCGCCCCAACTGAAGTTGATATACTTACAGTTGAAACGCCAGCAGTATTATTAAATAAACGAACGCAAGTTGAAGCACTAATGCTCGTAGCGGATCCAGCACTTGTTTGGGTTTGAACTGCAGTTCCAATTATTTTAGTTCTTTGCATTATTTTACAATGTTTTATATTATATATTTATTGTTCAGTTAAGTTAGATTATAACTCCAACAAAATTCATTCCCCTTCATCACCATCAAATAATGACGCAGCAACTGCTGGTCTAAAAGAATCTATTTTTTCTGTAGACTTAGCAAATAAAATATCTTTAATTTTATCACTAATTTGTGACGGCGATTCATCTGTCAGAATCATATCCATTAATTCATCCATAGTTTTAAAAAATAATTAACTATACTTTATTTAGATTCCTTTTTCTGTTGGGGGTTCCATACCCTTTTCATCTATTCCCGGATCCATAGGAACTTGTCCAGATGATCCATTACTAGAATCACCTGTCACCATAGGCATTCCCGTATTTGGATCAATTGGGGCATTTGGATCGGGAATAATACCACTTTCTATTTCTTTTTTAATTAAAATATCTTGTTCCACAATTTCTTCATCAGTTTGACGAAGAATTTTCCTTCTTACATAATCTTGTGAATAGTATTTACCAATATAAGGTTCTGCTGTTGCTGCCATATTCAATCTTTCAGTCATTAATTCTGCTTCTTTCAACTCAGAGAAATGATTATCGTATAAGAAATCATATTGAATATGCTCTCTCATAATTTTCCAGTCATCTGGAGTAATTATATTTTTAAGAATTAATTGAGTTCTCAGCATATCACTGAACATATTAGAAAATCTTTTTCTCAATCTCCCAACAAATTTTGTAAATTTTAATTCATCTCTTAAAATTTCAGATGAACGTCCAAGATTAAACCCACCTTCTCCACCTATTCTTGTTGGCGGAACATTTAGTGAACGGTAGAGTTTTTCTTGAAAATACTTAATATCAGTAATTTCTCCAAGATTTTGTCCGCCCGGAAGTGTAGTGATTTCAGTTCCACGTCCACCTTCTCTACGTGGCAACCAAAAATCTTCCATCATACTCATAAATTTCTTATCATCACGTATTTCACCGGTATTTGCATCATATACAAGTTTATTACGATATCGCATCATAACATCACGGAGATATTGTTCTGCTTTTACTTTAGGTAAATTACCCACATCAATATAGAAAATTCTACGTTCTGGTGCTCTTGATATACGATAAATTACCAAAGAATCTTCAATCATCCGAAGTTGATTGAGAGATTTTATTGCTTTATGTAGGTAGGATAGACAAGTTCCTTTATTTCTATCCACCAACCCAGAAGTACAATATGAAACTGAGTCTCTTGCGATCTTTACTCCCGCATTTTGTGTTGGTGAAGAAGTTGGTTGTCCTCCCATTGCACCAACGGGATAGGAAGATTTTGGATTGTATATGAAATATTCTTCAATC